AGAGTATTACGATATCCTTTTGAAGCAATTACATCAGACACGGATTATTTACAAGTTACTATTAAAAAATATCAACCAATAGGTCTTGGTGCTGCTGGAACTGGACCATCATTTATAAATGAAAATAATAGTTCAACTATAGGAAATAATAATCCAGCACAAATAACAGTGGAAGATGTAATGTTATTACCAATGCCATCTGCTATTAATGATAGAAATCAGGTAAAATATGGTCCAGATTCATTAGATAATATTTCTTCTGCTGTAGGTAGTTCAGTTGAAGGAGTTATGGAAGGAGTAGGAAATAATCTTGCAAAAATAGGAACAATACCAAAAAGTGCTGAAGAAATGGGATCAGGACCTGGCGGTGCAATTACTGTAGCGGATGCTTTAAAAAGAGGTAAAGATGCTGCTGGTAAATCAATAAAAGGTAATTTTGAAAATCTGATTGGTACTGAAGCTGGTATAGCAGGAATTAAAGCTAGAATGCTTAGTGCTCTTGCAGCAGAAGCAGCAAGTATAATACCCGGTGTTAATGTTACTGGTACTCAAATATTATCAAGAGAAAATGGAACAATATTAAACCCTAATATGACCTTATTGATGAATGCTCCATCATTGAGATCATTCAACTTCCAATTTAAAATGACACCTAGAGATGATAGAGAAGCGAAACAAGTAAAATCAATTATAAGATCATTTAAGAAAAATATGGCTCCCTTTACAGAGACATCTAAAACATTCTTAAAAACACCCAATGTATTTGAATTACGTTATAAGAAAGGTAATGATGATCACCCATTCTTACATCAATTTAAACAATGTGCTTTAACAGATATATCAACAAATTATACTGGTGAAGGTGTATATGCAACATATGGGGATGGATCACCTATATCCACAATTATGACTCTTCAATTCACTGAACTAGTACCAATATATCAAAGTGATTATGGAGATGATGGTGATTTTGATGCAGATTCTGATGGTGTAGGTTATTGATATGGGATACTTCAGAGAACTACCAACTTTACAATATCTTTCACCTCTTTCTGATAGAAATAACATATCAGAATATGTGGATGCAAAGAATCTCTTTAAAAGAATTAAACTTAGAGAGGATTTCCAAAGTACTTTAACAAACTTTGATAAGTATCAAATTATTGATGGTGAAAGACCAGATCAAGTTGCAAAAGATGTTTATGGATCACCTAATTTAGATTGGGTTGTTCTAATAAGTGCTGGTATTATTAATGTAAGAGATCAATGGCCACTATCAGATAAAGATATTTTTTACTTTACAGAAAATGCATATGGAACTGCAATGAATGAAACTCGTTTTTACGAGACAATCGAAGTTAAAGATACAAAAGGAAGATTAATACTTCCTGCTGGTCAAGTTGTAGATTCCAATTTCAAATCACCAAGACCAACAACAGATAGTGATCCAACAAATTCTTATATTAAATATTGGGATGATGGAATAGTTCAAAGTGGAACTGGTAGGCAAGGAGTTCTTGTAACAAAATTCAACGTTACAACACCAATAACAAATTATGAATATGAAGTTAGAAAAAATAATGAAAAGAGAGGAATATATTTACTTAAACCACTTTATCTACAACAATTCTTAAATGATAGTAGAAGGTTAATGAAATATGACCCATCATCAGAATTTGTTAGTGATGTAGTTAAGAGAGTACATAATATTAGAATGCTTTCTCCATAAAAAAAAGACCCCCGAAGGAGTCTTTTTGTTAATATTGCCCTTAGATTATTCTTGAGCTAATTTAGCGAAGTATGATAGTGCATCATCTTCATCTTCAGTAGGAGCAGATTTTCCTGTAGTTGCAGCAGTAACTAATTCTTCTGCTACACCACGATCACTGTCTTCATCAGATACTTCAGGATCTTGACGTGCTGGTGCATTGTTTCCAAGAACATAACCAAGACGCTTCTTCAAATCTTCATAAGATTTAAATTGATCAGCAGCAACAAACTCTTGAAGAGAATCTTGCTTCTTCCATAATGCTTCCATTGCATCATCGTCATCAAGAAGAGGAGTAACAGCAGCAAACTCAGAACTATCATAGTTTCTGTATCCAGCAACATTTTTTGCCTTCAACTTGAAGTTTGCACCTTGCCAGAAATCAAATGGATCAATTGCTTCCTCATCCTCAAACTCAGGTTGCATTGCAGCAGTGAGTTTATCAAAGATTTTCTTACCATACTTGTATAAGAAAGTCTTACCTTCATTCTCAGGATTTGCTGGATCCTTCACAACATAGATGTTACTGATATATGTAAGTTTACGCTTCTGCTTACGAGCAGCATCTTTACCAGCATCTGTGCCATTGTTCCAAAGAGTAGTATTAAACTCTGAAACAGGATCCTTTTGACCAAGAGTAGTCAAAGAATTTTCAATGTACCAACCACCAGGTCCTTGGAAGGCATGGGAGTATAGTTTTACAAATGGTAGATCCTCACCATCGGGAGCAGGAAGAAAACGTATAATGGCATATCCATTACCACTTTTGTCTACGTCTAATTTCCATAAACGGTCATCATTATTACCGTTAGTGTTATTCATTTTTTCGACTTCTTTAACCAGTTTAGCGGTTAATGAGCCAAGCTTTGATTGCTTTTTTAAGTCTGCGAAAGACATTAAGATTACCTCGGATTAATTGGATTAATTGGATGTTTAGATTATAGCAGATTAACTCCTAAGAGTCAATATGCTCTTTTAGTTTTTCGATTGTTTGTGACATACCATTAAATAATATGCTTACATCAGTTCCATCAGGGAAACCCATCAGTTCAACTGATTTTAACAATTCATTTTTCATTTTAACTGCTTGAGGATCATCAGACAAACTCATACGAGTATACATTACTCGTTGCTTCTCTAATAAATCACTAAGCATTTCAATGTGTTCTAATTTATCTTCACGGCTCAAAACACCAAAAGATGCTGCTTTATAATAAACTAGACGTTGCAAATCGTTAATTTCTTTTAGTTCTTTTTTAATAATTTCAGAATCAAAAAAATCACTCATTTACAATTTCCCGTAGAACTTTTTTAAACTGGAACACATTAATATTTAGAAATGGTTTATACTTATTAATCTTCATACTTACGGTTTCCCATACAGGATCAGTAAGTTTTTTATTAAAATTTTCCACGAAAGAAAAGACTTTTTCCAGTATCGTAAGCGTTTCTAACGAGATCTCTCCACCTAGATACCTTTTTAGTAATAGGGGATGTCCCTTCGAGCAATTGAACACTTCGTCTAAGTTGTTCTCCGATAGCAATTCGTTGAGTTGTTCTTTGAACAAGTAAGTCAAACTCTGTTGACGTTTCATCCATTCTGCGTAGGTTCTCTCGCCTGAGTTGATTATTTCTCCGATCCATAGATTTTGTGGGTTAGTAGCATTAATAAAATTTGATAATAGGAAATCGACTATCTCTTTATCAGAGTATTTCCTAGAAGTTTTTTCAAACCAATATTTATCCTTCCTCTTATTAAAGGAAGTCATAGTTGCACGAGATTTACCACCATACTTTACAAAGTCATACTTAGGGTTAGTAAAATGACTTTTCATTGAAAGGTATGTTCGGTAAGTCTCAAACGGTGTCACTTTCGTCTTCATCTTCACATGAATCTAATTCATCAATCCATTCTACAGGAACTTCATGTTCCCCTATTCTATAAGTATGTCCTTGATCAGGAAAATCTCCAAGGTATTCAAGGTCACTAAAACTATGTTCTCTTAGCATTGCTTGGAGACGATAGTGTGTCAATTCTGCTTTAGTTGGCATTACAAAGGTAATTTTGCTTTAGACGTTGCTTTCATAAAATTAAGACGAGTTGCATCCCATTTTAATCTTTCTTTTAAAGGTTTAGAAATAAGTTTTGTAACTGAATCTACTTCAAGATTATTGATTTCACAATAGTGGCAAATAGCGTCAATGTAATTGAACTCTTCTTGCGATACTATTTTCTCAATCTCTATAGCAAACTTTTGAGGTGTTAAAAACTTACTCTCTATAACCTTTTCTAATTCTTTAGTTGGTTCCATAGATTTCCAGTTTATCTCCAACAAACTTTCTAATGTATTTGTCGAGAAGTTTGATGTATTTTGCTTTGTCGGTTTCTTCATAGACGACACATTCTCCATTTTCACAAGCCATGATAATTACAAGTTTTTTAATTGAAATATTTTTCATTTCATATAGCATACATCCATATGCCATTGCTTGAACAAAATAATGTTCAATCCAATCTCTTGGTTTAGGTTTCTTAGATGTTTTAAAATCGATTATCGCTAACTCGCCATCATATTCTGCAATACAATCAACGGTTCCAGCAACTCCTAATTGC